TGGCGGGAAGGCTTCTTCATCAGGGCGGTAAATATAGGTCAGCGTCACAGCATCATAATCGCAATGCAGCTGGCCTTGGGTGATACGGTAATTTACGCCGAGCCCCTTTGCTCCTGTACCGCAGGAAATCGCCGTTAAAAAATCGACTGGTAATTGAAAGGCGTATTCATAATCCGCAATTGGGCTTTCGCTGAGCGCCGTTAGTTTGATTTGCCCTGTCGCGAAACTCCAGCGATAGGATGACAGTAGCGCATCACAAACCGGCACATAAAGAGCCCCTGCAATTTCACTTTCCGCCGTGCCGTCTTCAAACGAGGTGATCGGCGCAGCCCCCAATCGAATAAGCGCACGCGTGCATAATGCAACATCATTTAATGCCATTTTATTTCTCCTAATATGTTGATTTCATGTCTTAAACCTTAGAATAATGCGGCTTTACAGCCCCATATATGATTGATAGATTACATGTATTATTTTTTCACCTACGGACCCCGCTATGCGTTTAAACCACATCATCCAATCATATTAATAAATTTAGTCCTTAGTACTCATGTCGCTAAAGCCAATGATCCGCAAGGTAAACAAGAGTCCTATAAAGTCGTCGCCCAAAGCGTGATTGACAAATGGATTATGAAGGCGTGTTTAACAAAACTATTGCTCCATAATTTTCGGCCTTGAGCCTACTAATTTAATGCATCTGTTATGCCATAACTGACAACGAGTGCGCTGTTCTTCTTCTGTATCTTAGGCGCATGTTATCTAAACTGGGCTTCAGTATCTTCCACAAAGTAGCCAAGCTTGTTTAAGTGACGTTTGGTTTTAACGATGTCGTCAGGGTCGTTGGTATGGTTTTTGCCGACATTTGATTTTAATGGATTTTCAAAGTTACCGAATAAAGTCATTGTTCTAATCTTTCTATAGTGTTCACTTAAAAAAGTACCCATCTGCGCCTTACGAGATGAGGACGTATGTGGAGCGCACAGGAAATGTGCAGGCGGCGCAGATGGGCGGCTCGTAACCGTGGTTTACGGCTTTGCGTTTATTTTACGCATAAGCGGCAATGGTTACGGCACTGCCGGTATTGGCCGTTACGATATAGAATGTCGTATCCGGCGTACCGTCAGTATCAACGTTAGCGATGATAAGGTCATTGACGCGCAGCATATCCGCCGCGCCATCAAAATAACCTGCGCCTTCAACGGAATCATCCGTTGTTGCGTAATGCCACATCGTGAATTTATTGGCATAGGCCAATACGCTGAGTTCATTGATCTTTAAAGTCATGTTATGATCCTTTCTTTAAATTTTGGGAATGTGAGACGGTTTAGGCTGGTGTTTCATCGCAGTCGATTTTGACAATGCCACCTTGGTCGATAAGTACAGCGCCTTGGCTCATCATGTTATTGACGAAGTGCGCTGCACGATCACCATGCCAGCTAATATCCGTGTTCACATCCGCGCCGGACGCATGACCGATTGCTGTTTTGTGGAACCAGAAACAGCTGCGCACGCCTGAACCATCAACAGGCAAGCCTGAATGCGGGATAAAGATTGTGCCGAGCCATTCTTTAGCTTGCGTGCCTTTCCATGGCAGCGCGTCTGGGCCGATGTAATCCGCATTGGAAAACTCATCAATGGCGAGTAGATCACTCCATTGTTTCCAGCCAATTACAGCATAACGCTGACCATCATCTGGCACATCGTTTTCACCAAGCAGTTCAAACGCTTCCAAAACTTTCGCTTTGGTTAGGCCGTCACTGTCATCAGCGATGACATTTGTTGATGCCGTATCAAGCGCGTTAATAATCAGCTCATCCGTTTTACGACCTAGGGCGTAAGCACCGGCATTGGCGATGATCATACGTTCGTCTGTTTGCATCTTCAGTTCGTCCAGACGGTCAACCCAGTCACCGGCGTAATAATCCTGAAGGATACATTCAACGGCTGTGTGGTCTAAATTCATCACTGGCACCATGCCATGTGTTGATTTTGTTGATGCCACGCCCTTACCAACTTTTTGGAATGTGGTTGAGGCACCCTTCACGTCACTGACCGTACGCACTGCACCACGCAGTTTAGAGCCTTGACGCTGATAGGCTTGATGAACTTCTTGTTCAAACTGTTTAATGAAAGAATTTTCTAAACTTGTAGACATATTAACCTCTTGTTAAGTTTTTAGATGTTAGAAATATGCACAGCAGTTTATAGGCCGTATGAATACGCACCTGACCGATAGCAAGGATTGGAAGTAAGTTTACGGGCCAGCGTTTCTGGTTAGCCGTGGTTTGATATTATAACGACAGATTTGCACTATTATTTTCATAAAAATATTGACAAGCCTGTTTGCGTTATGTATAAAAGCCCTCTAATATAAGGTAAGACTTAAGTTTCAATACACATATATACAAACAATATACGTAAAATAAGAAGCACTTACCCTATGGATAGAAAGCGAAAATTTGTTAAAAATAGTACCCTTAGGGCCTATCCTGCACTATATTAAATGCTAGTGGGTCCTCGTGATGTGGGAGAATTAAAAAATGCTTTGGAAAAAACTGGTAGAAAAAGCGCTTCGTGACGAAGCCGAAATGAACGACAACACAACTATTCGTTTGAACGCGGATAATGTGGCGCAGCGCCGTGCATATCCACGCCGTGAAAACGACAAATGTGTATCCGTCATTGATGATCACTTCATGCCAATCGAAAATTGGAGCATGAGTGGCGTGCTGTTAAATGGTGATGATCGCCTTTATAACGTTGGCGATAACATCGACATGCTTTTGAAGTACAAAACATCAAAAGGCATTGTTGAAGTTCAACAAAATGCACATGTCGTACGCAAAGGTAATGAACGCATTGCGTTAGAGTTTTCACCACTCAACAGACAAGCCTTTCAGGATTTCCAGCGTGTTATTGATGACGATGCCGCATCACAATTTGCAGCATCGCAAGCCTAATAACATTACTCTCCGTATAAGGTTTTAAAACCTTTTGTGACCTCGGCTATATAGGCGGGGTCTTTTGTTTTCCAGTATTTAGGATCAGCCATCATTGTCTTTAGCTTATCCTCACTTGCGCCGCCTGCGCTATCCTGCCCACCATCAATGGCTGGCTGATCGGTTTTCATCATACGGTAGAGCGCCATAACGCCTTGATACGACCCTGCGAGGCCAGCAAGAACATCTGCTGGTAAATTCTTTTGACCATAGGCTAACAACTGACGAGATACTTCCTGCCATTTCTCTGCCCCACCAAATTCAGCGACCAGGCGGTCTAACTCTCGATCCGCTTCAAACTCGGCTGATAGCTCAACAACCAGAGGCACAAGCTTTTCCGCCGCGGCATCATAAAGCATTTGCACCTGTTCATTGGTGAATCCTTTTTCATAGAGGCGCTGATTTAATTCAGGATCCAAATCAAACATACCATGTGATAAATCAACATCGTAATCATCCGCGCAATCTGGACAGCCAAGTTCTTTCAACGCACGGCGGCGGCCATCTGGGTCAGCCAATGACGGCCCCATTTGTGAAAGTTTCTTTTCAAGCGCCATATATGATTTTAACAAAGCATCCGTACGCAGCTCACCCGTTTGCGGGTCGAGAAACTTTTCCGGCACTTTCATGTCGCCATCCGTCATTTGGTCGATTGGTTTATTTAGTAGATTATCATCCATAGTGGTCTCCTTATGGTTTCTGGTAAGCGATAAATACAAAAAACCGCGTATAGCCCCAACGGCCAACGCGGCATGAAATAAATACAATTATCCCGTTTATGGATATGAATATAGTCCTAATTGCAGTGTTTTGTCAAGGATTATTCTTTTAAAAACTCAGCTAAATAGGTATGAGTGCGAAAACGACTATCCTGAACATTATATCCTGCAGCTTTACAGCCCCATATATGATTGATAGATTACATGTATTATTATTTAACCTATAGGCTCCGCTATGCGTTTGAACCACATCATACTAGCCATATTAATAAGCTTAATTCTTAGCATTCATCTTGCTAAGGCCGATGATCTACAAGATAAACAAGAGCCCTATAAAGCCGCAGCCCAGCGCGTAATTGACAAATGCTGGGCGATTTCACAAGAAGACCGCGACAGCGGCGTAACTGAACGCATGCGCTATGGCACATGGGACACAGCACGTTGCCTACGCGATCATATCTTATTTTTATCAGAAACCATTTTATTTGAAGGTAACCAAGATAAACAAACAGAGGTTAAGGAAAACCTTGAAAACATCATTAATGGATATGGGAAGTTATATTGGGCATTGGGCAATGAAAACAACGCCTGTAAAACTAGCTGTGGCACAATAGAACATATCACACACAACTATGTTATATCACATGCTCTGGGTGAGATATTACACGATTTTTACAGAAAAATTGACCGTTATAAAGCCGACTTCCCGCCTATTGATACGATAAAGCAAGAGGTTAAAATTACTCCATAACTTTATTTAGTCACTTAACTCATTTTTGCGCGCCAACCAGCCCCCCTTATTCGAATCAAAGTTATCAAGACCACGCATAAATTCCTCACGTTTTTGAGCGTAAAGTTTCCCCACTTCTTTTATTTTCCCTGAACGCACGGCAGCCTCGACCGCTTGACGCGTTGCAGGTCCTATATTTCCATCGTAATACGCGCCACCGTCTTCACGATTTGTTTTCAAATCCGTTCCCGTAACCTCGTCTAGCGACTCTTGCAACCATCTTCCCGCATCGGCAGGACCATGAAGTACACCAGAATCAAAAACATGCTCGGCAATTTTTGAACCAGACTCCTTTAGCCCCGGAACATTGGCAAGCTTATCAATTTTCGGACGCTCAAAATATTCATCACGAAAAACCGTATTAATTTCTTGGTCTGTTAGGTCGATTGTCTTTTCAGGCAAATTCCATTCAGGGTGTATTTTTCGCATTGCCTCCAATGTCGCTTGTGATACCCCCTTCATTGTCGCGCCTGCAGGATCCTCACTTTTGGGTCTATCCGCGTACCCGCCTTCACGTGGTTCAAGACGCGCGCGGTATTCACCAAATATATCATTTTGTTCAAATTCAGGTAAATCTGTATTTTTTCTTACCATTCGCTCTGGTCGTGACTTGGGACGAACGGGAATACGTTCTGTGCCAGAATATTCATCAGCAGGCCGCGCTACAGGTTTAGCCATGGCGCTATCTTTCGTACCTTGTTTCTCGGCTGATATACTCATCATATTTTGTTCTTTACGTCTTTTCGCTTCTTCATGGACACGCGCGAGAATTTCAGCGGTTTTAAACACACCTCGGTTTTCGCTGCTGCGTTTGGTGTTGCCTTTGGCGGCGCTTATTGCTGCGGTGATGGCGTCTATGCTGCCGAGTACGCGCTCGGCCTGCGTTGGTGGTGGCTGTGGCGCTTCTTTGGGCTTAGGAAGGTCTGGAACTATGCCAATATCTCGAACTTTCGGCACTTTGCGCGGCGGTAGAGTGCCCGTGATGTTAGCGCCGAAACCGATACCGATACCGATACTGTCATCTTCTTTATAGTCCCAAAGAATGTCTGCGGGTTTCTTCGCGAGAACCTCGAACATGCTACGTTCGGTTTCACCGCCGGGTTTCATGACGCCATCTATTTTTAGGTTATTGTCTTTTTGATATTTTATAATGCCGTTTTCTAGGGCTTTTGTAATGAAGGGGCCTTCCGTATCTTCCACAAAGTAGCCAAGCTTGTTTAAATGACGTTTGGTTTTGACGATGTCGTCAGGATCATTTGTGTGGTTGTTGCCGACATTGGATTTTAATGGATTTTCGAAGTTACCGAAAAGTGACATGTTTTTATCCTTATATTGTGGTGTTTATTGACCGGATTTTGCTTGGGCAATCAGGCGTTCGATTTGTAGGATTAAGGCACGCTGCCCTTCACGGTAGCGCAGCATTTTATCATCCGCATCTGGGCCTAGGGCGTTGCAGCTATATTGGCTGTGCAGCCATGCCAAAACTTTTTCACCATCCGCCGTTGAAAAGCAGCGCAGAAAAGACGGCGCGATTTCGCGCGCCGCCTTCCCCTGACTTTGGAGGTGGTGTTTACGACAGGCCGCGAAGGCCGGAGACAAGGCTGTGTCATGATGATCACCATGACGCATGCATGCTTTTTTAAACATTACCTGCCCCTCCTTCGCTTATGTCTTGCAGAACGTTTAACCCATCCACATCCTGCGCCACACCATCACTCCCTTCGGTAAAACCAAGTGCGCTTGCCAAACTGTCATCCCGTTTAATCAGGTGGTTTGGCACCCCCAGTGCTTCGCCCAAAAATTTTGCGGCAGCGACTTGGTCAATCACCATGGCGGCAGCAGGACCGAGCGCCTGCACCGTTTGCAACCATGATAAAGTTGTTTGAATATTACGCTGCCCCTGCGCCCGCGCTAGTGGTGAGCGGTATTCAAGCGCAATGCTGCGCCCATCAAGGATAATATCCGGTATTTCCCCGCGGCGTTTGAGGATCTCCATCACACGGCGGATAAGCGGGGTAAGCAGTTCAGCCTGCAAGCGCCCATAAGTCGCGCCGAGGATTTCCGCAATTTCTGCGGAACGTTCCAATACTTCCGTTGCCGTCATTGACCGCCCGCCAAGCATGCCAAGGCGGTCAATCAACAAGGCATGACGAATGCGGGCGCGCAAGTCTTCGAGCACTAATTCAGAGACATCAAACTTACCGGGCATTTCAAGCGGCGTTAAACCGCGTGAACCAACAGCTTTCGGAATAACCGCACCGGGTTTCAGTTCAATATTCGCCGCATTTAACACACCATCATCATCGGCCTGCCAAATACCGGTCACGGCAATTGACGCGTTTTTGAGGACGAGTTCCACCACCTTATTTGCGGTTTTAATGTCGGGCAGCGCCTTCATAACGGGTGAACGGCCATAGACCTCACCCGGTGATTTCATCCAGCGGAAATTAATGAATGGCGAATTCGACAAACGCTGACGATGAATAAAGGTATCATCATCCGGCAACAGGACATCATACATATAATAGGTTTCATATGGCGTGACGGATTCCAAAACATTGACCTTTGTTTTCGGGTCTTTTTCACCTTGGTTAAGTAGCCTTGGTGGGAATTCGGCTTCAGGGAAGCGTGACTTCACTTGCTCATAGCTCATTTCAAAGCTACGGAAGGTGCTGTCGATTGTGCCTTTTGCGCCTTCAGCCACGGCAAATTGCTGTAGCGGCAAAGCGGTAAATTTAAGGGCAGAAAATTCACCCGGCGGCGCTTCCTCGATCATAATGCTTGCCGTGCCGCCAATGACTAAATCTAAAAAGCATTGATGGATTTCAACGTTGAAATTACTGCGGTCGATATGGTCTTGCATAATTTTGGCGATGCGGTCGAGCTGCGGCGCCATTTTATCAGCTTGTTCTGGCGTCATATCAGGCCCCGGTTTAAAGCCGAACCATGCTGACCACGGCGGCGCAAGGTTCGCAAGCAAGCTTGATGCCAGTTGATCCGTGGCATCCAATGCGGTGGCATCGTAAATGTCTTTGCCATGCGCTTTACCTGCGGTGAAGCCGCCGCTATTCATGCTGCGCTGTGGCAGGGTGTAAGCGTAACAATCCGACCAGAGTGTTTCCCATTTACTTTTATTGTTCAAGGCGGCGTTATAACGCTCCTTGATCGTGTTCATATCCTGACGTTGCTGATCCATAATTATTCCCCTAAGAGTGATTTACGTGTCGGCACAATGTCATTGCGGCCTAACAATCCACCAAAGCTGGTTTTTACTGTGCCTGCACGGCCGCGTGTACGGCGGGCGATATTCTCGGCGCGTAATGTCGACGCCTCTTTTTCGCTTAGGCCTTCGGTAGTGGTTGTATCCGTTCCCTGATCAGATGACGCTGAACCACTGCCCGATGTTGTCGTTGTCGTGGATGTTGCCGAAGGTACGGTTACGTATTGCACGCGCACAGGCTGTGGCGCTTTGGGTTTTGAAACTAAGCTTCCCATTGCTTTTCTCCTTATCGTCTATGAGGTAAAAATTTATGATGTTAACTGTCGGCGCTTTATCGCCTTATATAACTGCCAAGGGGTGATCACGCCGAAGGCGCGCAGACCGATCATGCGCTTAACCATTTCCACGCAGGTGAATAGCATCGGTGGCTGCACTTTCTTTGGTGGCTTTTCGATTGCGACCTCGACCGCCAGACAGTTTTGCTGTTCAATCCAGTTAATCACGTTATAGGTCGCGGGCAGGTCATGGCTTATAACTTCCGTGTAATGCGCCATTGGATCAATACTGAGCCAACGCCGCCCGTCATTCAGCACAACAAAACAATGCCGAAAACCGGGGCGGAGGAATTTTAAGAGCCACAATTCACTCACGCCCGAAAATATAACCCAGCAGCGCATGGCTTATTTCCTAAACTCAGAAAATGTCGTTTCGTTTGCAGCCGTCATCGCATAAACCGGCATATCGTCCTGTCCGCCTTTCGGATCATGTTTGCGCACCCATGATGATTTTTCGGCGATGAGGCCTTTGGCTAAAAACGCATCTTCCAAAATCTCCATTGCTTCTGCCCAAAGGCTTGCCGCGCGCATTTCTTTTGGATGGAAGCGGTCTGGTGGGGTCTGGCGCATACCGTAATAATGCAGCACTTTAATATGCTCCCACAGCAAACGGCGGCCGCGGCGCAGGCGGTCAACTATGCTTAAAATATCGCATGGTTGGCATGGACGATTATATAGGCCCAATGCAGCCGTATGGCGCGCGCCATCATTCAACGCTTGGTTTGCCATAACGAACCAAAGCCACAGCGCTTCCCCACTTTCAAACAGGTCGTAATCCTCGTTGGTATTGACTACCGGATAGTAGTTTTTCTTGCTCAT